TTTGTAGTTAATTGAGTTGATGTTGTTGGTGTTAATGTTGTTGTTGGAATGGATGTATTAAAAGCATTAGTTCCAGTCCAAGTATTATTAAGAGGCAATAAATTTGATGCGACGCTATCTACATATGTTTTGTTAGTTAATTGAGTTCCTGTTGTTGGAACTATAGTTGTTGTTGGAATGGATGTATTGAAAGCATTAGTTCCAGTCCAAGTATTATTAGAAGTCAGTAAATTTGCTGGTATAACACTATCTACATATGCCTTTGTAGTTAATTGAGTTGAAGTTGATGGTGTTAAAGTGGATGTAGGTAATGATGTATTGAAAGCATTAGTTCCAGTCCAAGTATTATTAAGAGGCAATAAATTTGTTGATATAATAGAATCTACATATGCCTTTGTAGTTAATTGAGTTGAGGTTGATGGTGTTAAAGTGGATGTAGGTAAGGATGTATTGAAAGCATTAGTTCCAGTCCAAGTATTATTAGAAGTCAATAAATTAGCACCAGAACCATTACTAATAGCACTTATTTTTCCGTTCGCATCAAGAGTTAAATTAGTATTTGTATATGTACCAGGAGTACCTCCTGTAAATGCCGAATTTTGAGTTGTAGCACCGAAACTAACACCTCCATTAGCAGTTATTAAAGCAGTTGCCGTTAAACCTCCATTAGCAGTTATCAAACCAGTTGCTGATGTTGCTCCAGTTAAAGATGTAGTTCCCAGAACTGATAAACCAGGTAAAGTTTCTGTTCCTTGACCTAATGGAAATTCTAAATATCCAGCCAGATTGACTGCTCCTCCTTCATCAACGGCTATCCAATATAAAGGATTAAAAGTACTAACATTTGGATTTGGTGGGGTATTAACACTCATATATAATTATATTATATAAAATTATTTGATAATAATTGTCTTATTGATATTTATATCTAAAAAAGTAGGCAAAGCCGTTGATACGGCATTTGATATAGGATAAACATTCCCACTATAAGTTCCTATTGAAACTGCTTTATTGAAATAGACCAAAGTCCATTCTTTTCTTAAACCTACAGGAACGGCAGGAACGGCAATTGCTATACTTACAGGAACGACCATTATAGTTATAATATATATATTTTTTCATATTTTATTCTATTATAATAATATATGCCGACAGGAAAGAAAGCAGAGATAGTAGATTGGTATAAGAAAATTCCAAAGAAATTCTTATTAAAATCTCATAATCCCCACTTTGATACTCATCATATTAAATTGCCTTTTAGGATGATAATAGCAGGAAACTCTGGAAGTGGTAAGACGCAAACTCTATTAAATATATTATACAATATGCCTGATACATTTGAGAAAATATTTATTTGTACGAAAAATAAAGATGAACCTTTGTATAATTATTTAGAGGATAAGTTAGGTGAAGAAGGTTTATCCATCAAGGAAGGAATAAGTGAATTACCTGATTTGGATAGTTTAGATAAGGAACAAAATAATTTAATAGTTCTGGATGATTTGGTTAATGAACCTGCTAAACAACAACGACCAGTATGCGACTATTTTATAAGGGCTAGGAAAAAGAATTGTAGTATTATTTATATTTCGCAGTCCTTCTATGCTGTCCCAAAATTAATAAGAGATAATATATCGTATTTGATTATTAAACAAGTGTCTTCTATGAGAAATCTTACTATGATTTGCCGAGAATGTAGTTTAGGTATTGAAAAAAAGCAATTGAAAAAAATATATGATGACGCAACTAAATCAAAACAGGATTTTTTAATGATAGACTTAGAAGGCGATAAAGATGAACGCTTTAGAAAGAACTTTGATGAGATATATGTTGTTGAAGATAATTAGTTTTTTGAAATATTAACCGAATTTTTTATCTTTTTGTATAATATAATGAGTAATTATACTATACCGCCTCGCTCAAGAGCAAGTGATTACGCAAAAGGACGACTTACGCAGAATGAAATTATATCTTTACAGATTGCTAATGATGCTAATATATCAAAAGCAAGAAAATCCCTTAAAATGGGTGAAGTACCAAGTATTACTATGAGTCAAGAATTTTCCCCTGAAGAAATGATTGCTGATGTTGCTAGTCAAGAAGCATCTGCTAGAAGTAATGTTGAACGACTAGGATTTAGACCTCAAGAAGCATCTCAAATTATTACTCAAATAGGTAATGACCCTCAACTGGATTTTAGTCAGTTAAATTCAAATTTTCCTGCTATTGAAACAGATATTCGCCAACGATTTAATGTTAAACTATTGACACCTAGTTTCTTTGTTGAATACTTTAGAAAATATAGTGCCGAATTAGAGAATGTTGTTGGTACAAGAGTTTTTAATCCTAGAAGCGGAGTTAGTAATAATATGATAAATAATGTTGCCGAATTAAGAGAAATTATTCCTGATAAAGAAATTGTTGCTTTTATTGCTAGAGCGGCAGCCGATAGTCAAGTTGTAGGACAAGATATTCTAAGTCAGTTGGATAGATTATCAGGACTACTACCTAGTTCTCAAGATTTACAAGCATTAATGAATACAGACCCAGTACAACAACAACGAATTATAGGACAATTACTTACTCAATTTGAAAACTTACCTAGCAAAGCCGAAATACAAAGACTAGCAAATGATATTAAAGATGAGATTACTATTAGCAGAGCAGATTTTCAAAGTCAAATTAGAGAGATTGCTGATTCTACTCCTGTTGGAAGACAGAGAAATATTATTAGAGATGAAATTAGGGTTGAAGGAGTAGCCGCTGAACCTGTAGAGTCTATGGAAGAAGCAATAGCAAGACGAGATGCTGGAAGAAGAGCAGGAAGACCTCCTCCAACCAATAGACCTGTAGTAGCGATAGTATGGTTAGGTGATTCTGTCAATTCAATAGCAGACTTTAATAATTTAAGAATTGGAGATAAAAAATCATTTCTTAGTCAAGTAGGTCTTTCTCCATATTTAAAAGGTGCTGATGGTGCTAAAAAACCATCTAGTAGTCTAACAAACGCAAATATAGTTACTACAAATGCTTCAAAAATAGTTAGTGCTTGGGTACAAATAAAAAATAGACTTCCAGCCAATACTAAAATTGCTGATAGTGGATTTGAAGACGAATTTGTAACTATTATAGGTAGTGGATTAAGACGCTCTATTGTTCCTAATATTAAAATGAAGGTTGGACGAGGATTATCAGTCAAACAAACCCCTAGTTATAGAGAATATGGTAAATATGCTATTCATATGCCTCAATTGGAACATCAAGATATTTTGAATGTTAAATATAAAAGTCTAGGACAAATACCTAAATTTAAACCAGTTCCAGTAAGCGATATATTTAGAGATTTTATTGTTGATTTACTAGAAAACGGAAAACCTAATCAAAGAGTATATTCTCAAATTCCTACAGATGAACGCAAACTTTTTGAGGAAATGTCGGTAGGTGCTGGTGTATGGAATGGATTAGGATTGAAACGAACAACTACCAGTACGGATGAAGAGGAAAATAAAACTTTTGAACTATTGAAGGGTGAATATCTAGCAGGAAATAACTCGCCAAAGGTAATTACTTCTTTAAGACAATTAGTAGTTAAGATGATGAATGATGGTAGAATAAGAAGAAGTCAAGGTGTAGATTTACTAATGGAACTAAGTATTTAAGAGAATTTATAATTATTTTTATATATTCTAATATTATAATGAGAAGCCTAATCTTAAATAGCAATAATATAGTTGAAGGAACAGGTAATTCTGTTCTAAAATATGATTTTGTTGGTGGTAATATTAATTTGAAAAAAGGTCAAAAGGTCGCTCTTGCTTCTATTCAAATGTATAACTCAACTTTTAACATTACAGCAGCCAATAAAAATAATACCTTTAGTTATAAATGGGTGAATGGTACAGATTATCCTGTCGTTATACCTGATGGATTTTACGACATCGTATCACTTAACGCTTATCTTCATTTTACTATGGTTATAAATAAACATTATTTAGTAACTGCTGCTGGTGATTTTGTTTATTTTATTACTTTAACTTCTAATCCTTCTCAATATGCTATTGAAGTAAATTGTTTTGGTATGTCCGTTGCTGTAGCAGCCGCCGCTGGTTGGGTATTACCTGCTTCTCCTACTTTTGTTATTCCAACGAACTTTATAGTTCCTTCTTTAATTGTTCCTTCTGCTGTTACATCTAACTTTGGTTTAGTAATTGGGTTCGCTGCTGGTACTTTTCCTGTAAGTGTTATAACAGGAACCCCACCAGCGCAAGTTCAAACACCAGCATATATAACCGACCAGCAATTTCTTTCTACTTTTACTCCTCAAGTCACTCCTATCTCAAGTTATATATTCACTTGTTCTTTAGTAAATAACAACTATGCTGTTCCTAATAATTTGATTTATTCTTTTTCTCCTCAAGGAACAATAGGCGAACAATTTACTATTACACCAAATCAATATGTTTTTATTGATGTTCTTCCAGCCCAATATAATTCCTTTCAAGTAACTTTCATAGACCAAGACTTTAGACCAGTTATATTCCAAGACCCAAATATGATTATTCAACTTGTTATTAGCGACCCTGAAGATAATTTAGGACTTTAGAGTAGGGAACCGATGGTTCCCCTACGACCCCTCCTTTTCTGTTAGTTCTTTTCTCAAAAGAACTATTTAGTAAAGTATTTAATCTATTCCTACTATATAATGCTTATTCACCATTTAAGAAAGACAACCAGCGGTTCAGGTGGTAATATGTCTTGTAATACTTGCTCTATGGGAAAAGTATCAGCAAAACCCCATAGAAGAATGCTAGGAACAGGAATGACACCTTCCGTATTTACAAGTGGTATGGGGGTTGTTAAACCATCAAGAGTTCTTCAAAATCTTAGAATTAAGAAAGCAAATGTTCCTAAAAAATATATTACATTTGAGTAAGTAATTTAGGCGTTATTATAAATATTTTTATCTAAACAATATTTATAACAGATGGATTCAATCGTTTTTGAAGAAAGCGTTAATACTGAGGTTTCCTCCAGCGAATTCGTTGATAAGCAGTGGCTCTATGTAAATGACAACAACAACGGCAGTTATTCTTCGCAGGTCGTCCTTGATACAACCCCTTTAGCAAATTCAGGTTCTTATATTAACTGGAGCGAGGCTTTTATCCTTATGCCTCTTGTTCTTCAAATTGAAAGTACATCCGCTCTTATGACCGCAACTGCTCCTATGGATTTTATCGCTGGTTTGAAAAGTGGTTATTGGAACATACTCCATTCTATGAGTGTTGAGTTTAACAACGGCAACATTATTCAACAAGTCCCTTTTATGAATGTATTCTGTAACTTTAAGAACATTACAAGTTGGTCTAATGATGATATTACAAATTGGGGTGCTGTTTGCGGTTTCTGTCCTGATAGTGCTCGTTCTTGGGCTTTTACTCCTGTTGCCCCAGCAACAACATTAACTCTTCCTCTATCAGGAAGCGGATTTGGTCTTTCAAATAACAGACAATCTCCATTTGTTAATATTACTGCCGTTCCTACTACGGCGGCTGTTGCTACACCAATAAATACTAATAACTTTACAAGAGCAACTCTTTCTGCTAATGATTATACTCAAAATTGGAATGATGGTCTTTTTCAAAGACAAACTTTTATCAACTACAATCCTGTTCTTAATGCTGACAATAATGCTAGTAACGGACAGGGTGCTTTAATGGGCGCTGCTGAAGTTACTCAGGTTTTTAGATGTTTCACTAAGGCTGCCGCAAATATTCGTTCGTATGCGATTGATGCTGTCATTCGTCTTAAGGATATTGCTGATTTCTTCCAAAAATGTCCTATGCTTAAGGGTTCGTCTATGAGAATGTATTTGAATACTAACCAGACTTATTTCCAAGTGGGTCAAACTGGACCGACTTATACTGCTGCTACTGGTGCGCCTCTACTCGGTCCGTTTATGAATCTTCTTACTTCCCCAGTTATTCTTGGTGGTGGTGGAACGAACCCTGTTCTTTATTCCTCTTGTAATTTAGGACAAGGTGCTTCGGTTCTTACTCCTTTGCCTATTACTGCTGCTACTTCTACTACCGCTGCTACTGCTACGATTAATGTTGCTCTCTCAATTGTTAAAACGCAGTTCTCTCAAATGCCTACTCAAAATGTATCTTGCCCTATTACTTCAGTACGCCTTTATGCCCCAGCATATACGCTTTCGCCAATCGCAGAGCAAAGATATTTATCTCTTACTCCTACAAAGCGAGTTGTTTATAATGATATTTTCCAATTTTCATTTCCTTCTCAGTCTGTTAATAGTCCTTTCAATATCTTAGTTACTAACGGAATTCCAAATATCCGCTCAGTATTGGTACTTCCTCTATTGCCTTCTGCTTCTAATGGTATTGCTGGTGCTTCTGGTGTTAAAACTTCTTCTATTCTTTCTCCTTTTGCTTCTACTCCTTCTTCCCCTGACCCAATTATTATCAATAACTTCCAAATTCAAGTATCAGGAAAAAATTTATTTATTAACCAACTTCAGTATGATTATGAAACCTATTATGAGCAACTTGTCTGCGCTAACCAGTTGAACGGCAGTCTTACAACTTCTCTTGCTTCAGGACTTATCTCAAAAAGCGATTTCCAATCCCTTTACAGATATTACTATGGTAATGCTTCTCGTTCTCTTCCTAGTGAAGATGGCGTCGCAAAGGCAATCCAAATACAAGGAACAATTCTAGTTCCTACTGCCTCTACTGGTGTTACTGCGGTTGATATAATGGTGTTCGTAGAATTTGAGAGAGAAATTACTATTGATGTAAGAACTGGTGCTAGAGTCGCCTAAAATAGTAATTTTTTTAAATTTATCAGTAATAAAAGTGTCTTAAAACAATAGGTTTCTAGCAACATTCGCATCTTTAGAAGTAATCTATAAATATTTTTATCTCAACAATATTTATAATGTCAAGTAAAATTGAATATGGCGTTGATTGTTCTCCAGCGCAACTTCGTAAGTTAAAATCAGGTGGGGCAATTACCCTTAAACCTCATCAATTTAGCGATAGTTCGCCTGTTAAGGTTGCTCTAAATCCTAGTACTTCCAGAAAAATTGAAACTGCTATGAGAAAAATGAAAGGCGTAAGATTTGCTTTAAAACCTGACGAAAACCTTATGATGGGTGGTGCTACTTTCGCCCAACGCTTAGCAAGAAGAACTCGTAATACTTTTAAACCTGTTGAAAAGGCAGTAGTAAAGAGTGCTGATGTTGTCAAGAGAGGATTTAATAAAACTATTGTTGATAGTGGTGTTGGAAAACAAATAGCAAAAGAACTCATTAAAGTTGGTACTCAATATGTCTTACCTGCTGCTGGTTCTGCTTTGAGTGTTCTTGCTGGTGACCCAACAGGTATGTCAGGTGAAATAGTTGGTAGTGTTGCTGGTGACCAATTACAAGGACTAGCAACTAGAAGTGGATATGGAATGGTTGGTGGTGCTACTTACGCCCAGCGTCAAGCAAGACGAGCTCGTAATACTTTTAAACCTGTAGCAAAAGCAGTAAAACAAATTGGTAAAGAAGTTGTTAAAATGGGTGTTAAGGCAGCAGGAACGGCTCTTACAAAATATACTGGAAATCCTGTAGCAGGTAAAATATTTGAAAAACAAGCAGGTAAATTTGCTGATGAAGCAATTGATAGTGGTGTTGCTTCTGCTGTCCGCAAAACAGGACGAAATGCTAAATCTATTATAAAAGAAGTTGGTGCTGAAATGATAGATGATTATATTGATAAAAATCTTACTGGAAAACAAAGACATATTGCCGAAATGGCTCTCGCAGGTAAGTTCCCTGAAGCAAGTGATTTAGTATATGATTATGCTAGTAGTGAAGCAACTAAAGCAGTTGAAGGATTTGCTGGATATGGAATTCCTCGTAGAACAAGAGGCGGTCTTCGTATGGGTAAAGGTCTATATGTAAAATCACCTGCTTATTCTATGGCTATGGATAATATGAAATCTGGTAATGGAATGAGTACATTTAAAGGAAGAGATATTACTTCTGCTCCTGAACTTGGACTTCCTATTCAAACTGGAAGTCCTTATCTAAGACAAACTAGTCCTGGAATGACACCCTTTATTGCTAGTTCTCCTCAGTTAGCAGCCCCTATTAGAATGGGTGGTATGATGATGAGAAGTGCTAACAAAATGGGTGGGTCTTTTTTACCTGCTGGTACTGACAGAATTGGTGGGTCTTTTTTACCTGCTGGAAACTAATTAATTTAATCTATTCATACTATAGTAATGTCTTTTAGCACCAATAGAGTTGATGAAGCATATTGTCAGAGAATTATAGATGATTTTCAACAAGATTATAATAATTTGTTTAATAGTCTTAAAAATGGTACAACCGAAAAAGACAAAGTAAAACTCAAAACTAAGAAAGTTGATAGACATACTAAACTTTTAGCAAATATGATGAACTCGGCATTACTCTTGAAACAATTATTAGAAGAAGTTAAAAAACTTAAATAACGATATTATAATATAAAGAAATATGATATTATGATATATATGACAGATATAAAAAAAGCATACGAAATTATGGGAGATAAAAATGAGAAATTATATAAACCTATCCTTGAAAAGAAGTATGGAATTCTATATAAAACTTTAGATAAATATGCTAGGAATGATTTTTTAGGTGAAACTTTTGCTGGTGAATTAAAAAGTAGAGATGGAAGTATCAAAGATTTTAAAGAAACTATGATTGGATATAATAAGATACAAGATGGATTTAAAAAACTAGAGTGGTATAAAGACCATATGCCTAACTATAAATATTATTGCTGGTTCGCTTTTAAAGAAGGATTGTATGCTTGGGAATTAAATAAAGTAAATTATGATAAAAATGGTGGTGATATTATGAAAAAGTTTAGTGGTACTAATAAAAGAGGATTTGATGAATATAAAGACCATTATTATATTAAAACCGAATTTTTAGAAAAAATTGATGATACTCCACCTTACATTCATCCATTAGTAGTTGAGAATACTCTTAAATATAAGAAGTATAAACCTATTACTAGAGGAGTATGTTTTTTAAAACTATCTAAGGAAGACTTAGAAAATTAATAATATTAGGAAATTTATCTACTATTATTATAATAGATTACTATAGATGCTCTCTAATTTTGAACTAGAAGATACTGCTGAAAAAGAGAACTGGGATTTAATAGGAGTGTTTAGTAAAAATCTTCTACCAAAAGAACGAGTAATGGGTAGTTATATTGTTAATTTACAAGACTACGAAGATGGTGGAGGAACTCACTGGACTACCTTCAAAATATTTGATAATAGAAAATGCTGTTATTTTGACCCATTCGGTATGCCTATGCCTGTTGATGTTAATTCCTTTCTTATGAAATTTAAACCTGTTGCCTGTAATAATAGACAAATTCAGGACATTAAAAGTGATAAGTGCGGATATTTTTGTATGGCTTTCATTAAATACTTTGATGATTTTAATACTAAGAAGAAAGATGTATTTGAAGCCTATGATGATTTTTTGAACTGCTTCTCAAGTGATAATAAATTGAATGATAAAATTGTTATGGAAATGCTTGATAAATATTAGATTAAAAAACTATATAAATATATGCGAATATAACATATAGAATGGACGAGAAAAAAACTACATATACACCAGCAGTCAAAAAAGCAATTGATAAATATAGAAGTAAGAATGTAGCAAAGTATAATGAACTTCAGCGTAAGTATTATAACGAACAGAAGGAAGATGATGAATGGAAACAAAAATTTAATGAACGCTGTAAAGAAAACAATAAGAAGTACAGAGAAAGAAAGAAACTAGCAAATCCTCCTAATCCAAGAGGACGACCAAGAAAACCTATACCCAAAGTAATTATACCCAACCTACTTTAGGAAATTAATATATGCTCTATTTTGAATATATATTATATTTGCGCAAATTTAAATATTAGATATTTTATTAAAAAATTGATTTAAAAATAATCCTTTTTATTGAATATAAAGTATATATGCGAAATGAAACGGCGAAAAAAAACTCTCAATCTATTCTAATAGGTATGGGAAAAAAGAAGACAAGTGATTTAGATAGAGCAACTTCTTACTTTAAACTTAAAGGCAAGACCATTACTAATCAGGCAAACCAATTAAATATTAATGTTCCTAATATGAAAATTAAACGGAAGGATGGAACTATAGAAACTAAGAAAGTAAAACCTACAAATGAAGTACTATCCTATTATGCTAATAAAGTCAAAGAACAGATAGTTAAAAAATGGAAGGATGCTACTCAAGAATATTACGGAACTTACAATATGTTCTTCAAAAAGTATGACAGCAAATCTAAAAAAATGAAAGATGTAGTTGTTAAGATTACTACCAGAGGAACAAAGGACAGCGTTCTTATTAATGCTCTTGCTGAATACGACCGAAGACGAAAACGCTATCAAGAAGATTATCCTGAAAATGATAGTTATGATTTTGCTGAAGATGCTCTCTCTCTTATTCCAATTACAACTGGTACTGGTATTGTAGTTGAAAATAGAAGAGTAGAAACTTCCGTATCAGGCGGACAACGAATAGTAGGCGTTAGAGGAAATAAGCGTCATATGAAAATGCGAGATGCTTGTTCGTTCTTTAAGTTCTCTACAGATGAAGATAATATTTGGGATACTAAAAAAGGCAAATGCGTATTTGATTATCTTATTTGGAAATTTAAAGATGTATCTGGATTTAAAAAGAAATTAGGAAATGATAAAGCAGAAGAGTTCCTTAATGAATTATTTATGAGTGATGAACCTGATGAGGAAAATCCATTAGTTCAAGGTGTAAGCGTTCAACAATTAGAATTATTCTGCGGATATTTCAATATTAATATGTATGCTTATGACAAAAGCGACCAACATATATCAAGTTATAAATGTAAGAAATGTTTTAATGGAGAACGAGGAGGAAAAGGAGTGTTATGTTTTGTAGTTTATGATAATCACTTTTATCCTGTTGAAAATGATAATGAAATTAAATCTAAGATTGCGAGAGCAGTTGGAGATGCTAATAAAAATTCTTATAATTATACTTCAACTGATATTGAAACTTTTAAAAGTAAAAACGAACCTAAAATGAGAGAACTAATTGTTCCTACTGAAAAGGAATTTGAAATCTTAAAAGGAGATAATAGAGATTACTTAAGCGTTCAAAATAAGTATGCTTTTGATTGGTTAAAAGAAAACGCAGGAACTATACCATTTCCTATATCTTCTAAAAATATCAAAGTTCAGGAAGCAACAATAGACCGAATTATATTTGATGATAAAATTCTAATGACAAAACCAGTTAATAAATATGTTAATAGATTTTACAATACAGAATATAGAAATACAGATAAGAAATATCAAGGCGAATGTATTATTGATGTAATGAAATATATATGGAATGGAAAATATCCTTTTGATATTATGTCAGCACCATTCTATTCTCAACCAAATAGTCAAGTAGCAGATGTATTTAAACAAGAAGGTATTAAATGGAGAACTCATATTGGATTAACAACAAATAAATATACACCTGAAGAGATAAAGATGATGCTTGTAGAAGGAAAGGCAGAAGCATATGATATTTGTAGATGTTATTGCGATGCTTTGTATAATCAAAAAGAACGCTTTATTGTATTCAAAGGAAAAGAAATTATGGAAGCCTATGATGGAAAAGAACTTACTCTTGGTCTATACTTTGTTGAAACAAGTGATATGACACTCTTACATCAATCTAATTGGTATAGTACAGCGATTATAAAATTAGCAATAGCAGAAAAAATTCCTTTGAAAATTACTAGACAAATCCGTTGCGTTGATGAAGATTGGTACTGGTCTAAAACAGAAGAAGACGATGAAGGTAAGGTTATTAAGAGTTGGGAATTATCTAATAAAAAATTGTTTAAGGATTGGATTGATGAAGTTATTGAATTGACAGAACAAGATGAAGACTTTACTCTTACGAAAGATGTTATTAATTCTATTACTGGATATTTGGGAAAAACCAGTTCTAATAATAAATCCGTTGGACTAGCAAAAAATAATGATGAAATATATTATGACTTTATAGTTCCTGAATTAGAAGCGAACCCTGATGCGAAGATTTATATAAGCGAAATTAAAAGTCAAGATGATAAAATGTATTTGTTTGGATATGAAAAAAGGACAAGAAACTTATCTAATGGATTACCTATGTATATTCAAATCCTAGACTGGAGTAATATGGAACTATATAAATTATCCAAAGCAGTAGGAGGTGAAACTATTTATAGAAAAACCGATTGCGTAGTTGTTATTGGAGGGAAATTACCTAAGCAACCAAAAGATAAATATTATAGTGATAGTTTTGGAAAATACAGAAAAGAGGATATTGAAAAGGCTTTGTTATTTAATTATGAATTATCTATGAACGATAGAAGACATATGGAAACACCTAAGTTAGATGATGACTGGATTGATTATGATTTCAAATCTAGTGAAGAATGGGAAGGTATAATCAAGACCGCAATAGAAAAGGGTGGAATGCTGGTAAGTGGTAGAGCAGGAACAGGTAAGTCTTATATTATTGGAAAAGGTATTGAAGCAGGACTATTGGATGAAGATGCTGAAACTAGAATGAGTTTTACAAATAGAGCCGCTAGAAATATTAAAGGAACAACCATCAATAAAAATATGGCGATTAATAGCGATGATAAAACAAATCAAAAAACCCTTAATCATTTGAAGAAATACAAGATATTTATTGTTGATGAAATCAGTATGATTAATGCTGCGTACTGGAATAAGTTGATGGTACTGAAGAAAACTACTGGTGCGATATTTATATTGCTTGGCGACTATCGTCAGTGTCCTCCTATTGAAGATGGAAATGAAACCGATTACTTCACTCACCCATACGCTAAAGCACTTACGAATTATGATAGATGCGAACTAGTCAAACCTCAAAGATACGATATGAAGATGTGGAAGTGGTTAGAAGACTTCTATGAAAACGGAATTGAAGGAAATCAAATTAAGAAAAAAAAACTAAGTAAAGAAGATATCTTGACTAGAAGAAATATAGTATATACCAATAAGACAAGAACGAGAATTAATAATTTATGTATGGAAGAAATAAGTAAAGGAAAGAATGCGTTTATTGTTATTGATGTTCCTGATAAGTGTAAGAACGAAAAAGCAGTCAAAGCAACTATTTATATTGGACTTCCTGTAATGGCTATTGCGAATAATAAAACCGACTATGGAATTATTAATAGCGAAGAGTTTATAGTTAATGGATATGATGGAAATAATCAGGTCATTCATCTTAAAGCCGTTGATGATGACAGAGAAGTAAATGTAGAGTTTAAACATTTTCATACAAACTTCGTAGTGAATTATGCTGCGACTACCCATAAAAGTCAAGGTGCGACTTATACTATTGGTATTAATATTTGGGATTGGGATTATATGAGAGAAGATAGACGAATTGGTTATACTGCTATATCAAGAGGAAAGACCTGCGAACAAGTATGGATATGCGAGTAGATAGAGTAGTATAGAGTAATATAATAAGTATAATTTTATTTATTATATATGCGGCGATTAACAAGCCCTTTTTTATTGCGCTGACTGACGA